TTCCACATCTAATAGATGTGTTACCAAATTGGCCAATATGTTTTTTTTGAACGTGCTGGGCTTTTTATCTTTAAATGCGGCACTGTATGCATCTCTCCAGTTTTGAAAAACTGGGTCTGCCATCTTAAACCATTCAATAGCAAGTTTACTATCCCGCTTAAAATAAAAAAAACTGTTGTACAATTTTGGTAAGTTGTACTCTTGTTCTATCTCAAAGCTGTGAAACTTATTGGTATGATAATTTCTATAGGTACGGGCATTGGATGGAATTGCAACGTCGTAGTCCGCAAATGTATCCCAAAGTAATCCACAATCAACTTTGTTAAAAATAGTGTCATAGTCTACATATATTGTTTCTTTGAACGGGGAACAGTGCAGCATTTGCCAAAAATTTGCACCATGAAACCCGTCCTTGTGTGCAGTATTACCAAACGGCAATTCTGTAATATAATCAAATGCATGTAAATATTTCTTAGGAATGTTATCAGTGGCGTTTTTATCCACCACCAAACAAACCTCCGCAGCGGGGTCAGACTGTTTAATACTTAGTGCAAGTGCATAACTGTATTTTACCTTGTCAAGATCTGTGTTGATTCCCAGTGTTAAAAATCCGCGCTCTGACATTACACACCTTTCATCATTTTAAATATAGTTTCAGTATGACGATCAAGTGAGCGTTTGTTCATCACGTGGATGTTGTCTTTAACTATACGTGTTAGAATATTTTTCCACGGCTCTTTGCGATTGTGTGACAACAGTATCCAATCGTTGAGGCTTTTGATTTCCACTACATCATCTTTTTGATCCATGTTGATTAATGGAACGCCGGCAAAATCGTGAAGATAATTGTTGTTGTTGAACCCGTTCAGGATATGAGCTGCAATACTTACACAGAAGTCTGTTCTAAACAATCCCGGGGGAAACTGGTACAACAAGTGATAGTAATCCCAATTGTCTTTAACATGTTCCCATAAATCGAAGAATATTTTACTTTCTTGACTTTTATCAAAATAAACCACAGTACTCCACCAATGGTGTATACCTGCTTCATTTAGCGTTTGTTCGTTTAGATAAGGTAACTGATGTTCTAAATATCTTGCATTACGATGCAAGCTAACAGGAATATCAGTTTCGAATATATAATCATAGAAATTGTTCTGTATAAAATAGTCAGTGTCTATTAACAATGTTTTTTCAAAAGGACTTAACGAAAAAATATCATCTTTGTTTTTGTTGTTGAACTGTGCGTTAAATTCAGTCCATGGACTATCAAAATGTTTTCGACTATTACTAGCATGAACTATATCATGCACTACCACTGTATCAAAGCAAGCTGCGTGAAGTTCAGTGCTTATACTTTCTTTAAGCCAAGCATAAGACCCAGTGTCAGTTACTAGACAAGTGGTATTGTTCTTCATGTTTTGTTTAACATAGTGCGCAGCAAAGTGTGCGTATTTTATGTAATCAAGTTGATTGTTATTGTATGCAAACATGCACACACCGCGTTCTTCCTCACTCATTACCAATCCATAATTGTTTTAATATTTCTAGACTTGTTGAGTTTTTCAACTTGTATCTTATATTCATTAGTGGCTTCTGTGTATGCGCCAATCAAAAGATCCAGAAATTCTTGGTAACTTGAAATTTCCACCGGATTATCTTTGGTATCAATTGCTATACCAGATTTTTTACCATTAACGATCAAGGCGTTTATAAATCCAATGGTGGCAGCATCTGCTACAAATACACCGTTATTATGATGTACCGTTTGCAAGATATGCATTCTTGCACGTACATTTCGTCGTTGATTGCTCAGTGTGCTGCGATAGTTAGCGAATTCTAGCGCACGTTCGAGTCTCTCGTCCATATGAGTTTCTCCTATTATATACTAATATAATGTATTTATATAGCAGTTGTCAACCGTTAACTGTCGTCGCCTGTGTTAAAATTATCGCTGATTGACAATATAGGGTCAGGATTAACATCAAAAATCGCACTGTTTCGTTCAATAATGTCAGGCATAAGATAGCTACAGGTGGCTTCTATTTGTCCGTCTATTACTTGATCAAATGTGGTATCATCTAAAGTTAATTTAAATCTGACTGCTCTGCCACCATCGGCCCATTTGCCGTATAGCTTGAATCTTAGATTGGCATATGCACTGTATGATCCGTAGCTTGACGCATATACAGATGTGGACGGTGGGCAATAATGGTACCCGGTGGTATAACCTGGCATGCTGTTTGAAACAAATCCAAATGCACCTGTTGGTTCAAAATTATAGCCGTATCCGTAGCTACTAACTGTAACACCTGAACTAGTAAACAACAAACCCTCGTCGTCTGCACCTGCGTCACTTCCGTCGCCATAGTACTGTGTAAGATCATAAAATCCTTTGCCTTCACTTGTACCAGCAGTATAATTGTTGTTACTTTGTTGTAAATTGTTCCAGGTAAAACTAAGAACACCAATTTCGTTTATAACGTCACTCCAGTTATAATATCCTGCTGTACAACCGCCTGACATTTCTAGCATAATACGCAACTGACCGCCGCTGTTAAAAAAGTATCTAGCATGACTGTAATCGTCAAACGTCCACACATGCTCTGATGTAATTTTATTTGTCCAAGGAGTAGTTCTTTTATAAGGTCCACCCGAAACCGGAGTCGCAATTAGCGCACTTGCATTGATAGGATCAATTGTTAAATGTGTATTGTTTGCTAGTATGGTGTTGTTTATTTTATTTTCGACAATGTTTAAATCTTCAGCTCTGACCGGAGTTCTGACTTCAACAGTGGTTCTATTAGTGGGTGCAGAAAACACAAGTATAGTATCTGTTAGATTACAGTGATCCACCATAACGTTGGTTCGATCCACTGTGTACTGTAATCTATCAGCAGTTATTAATTCTTCAACAGCAACAGTGTCTTCAATGTTGGGTGCGCCCCATCCAAACTTGTGATTTGTTTTGTCCAAGTCAGTAACAGCCGCGGTACTATAATTGTCACCAAACACTTTGTTAACAAGTGTAGCAACACTATTATATTCGCTGGCTTGTGCTATTGCACCTGGGCTAACAGTCATTACTTTGTCCCTACAACTACTTCTATTAGACCAGCGCCGTCAACCTCTTTACTGGTGAGAGCTCTGCCAATAATTCGTCTATAATCCCCTAGTTCTGATGCAAATGCTGCACGAGCATGACCTTCAATGCTGCTAGTTACCAGTCGTTGTCCTTTGTCTACTTTTCCTATCACCTTGCAAGGAACACGCCCAGCAAGTGCTACAAATGGATGAGTAGCGTCTGTTCCGGCGGCACTGTTCATTTCAAATCCCGGCGCAGTTGATACAATACCAAATACTTCCACACTAGCTTCTGCTTTTGAACTTGTAATTTCTTTTTCGCCGCCCAATATCACCACTGTGCCGGGCTCATATACATTGTCTGCTGCATATCGTTCTGCAAGGTCAGCGTATTCTGCGCTGGTGGCAATGCCTCTGAACTTGTAGTTGCTGGTGATGTTCATATTAACGCCAGCCTGGATCACAGGAAATTGGGTAGACAGTGCAGTAACTCCATCTTCGAGATATTCTGTTGGATGTGGTGTCCACGCAACTGTGTCGTCTACTGTGATAGTTACAATTTTATCATCCACAATGTGTTCTATAGTGAAATGATATATGTTGAGAGTGTCAAGTCGTTTTCTAACTTCCATACGAGTTGTTCCAGCTGGACTACCGATGGGATACCAGCGTCCGTTGTCGTACAACATCAGATAGCTGTTGGCAGTATCATACCACAACTGTCCTTCAGTTGGATTAACAGGCGCAGTTGTGTTGGCATGATGTTCTAAGAGCCTAAGAAAATTCTCATTTAATGATTCACCAAATCGATTGTAATTCTTTCCTATCAGCACTAAGCTGGTACTAGTGTCAACTGTACCGTCATTAACTACTATAGGTGTTTTTCCGCTGGTCGCATAGTCTACTGTATATGGCATATGTTTATCCTACTCATACATCGCTGTACGATGTTCTTATTCTTAATGTATAAATTATCTGTATTTTTCGATTAGCACTTTTTTGCACTGGATGAAAAATAACATGAGTTAGCAGGTCGTTGTTTGCAGTGTACAATGCTAATTCGTCAAATACGTAAGCATCGTTCATATTTGCACTGGTATCATACGTGTCCTGCCCCACCGGGATGTTGTAATCAAGTGTGCATGTCACTACAACATCACTATACAAGTTACCATTGGTGTGTACTACTTCTGTACCCCTGTCTGCTGACCCTGAGACAATTTCGTCTACGCTTTGATTATAGGTTTCGTTATACAATGCACCAGTGGTAACGTTTGTATTAGTTGCTTTGTAGGTTACTGCACCTAATCCATCTATAATAGTGCCACCGTTACCAAATCGCATGTCTGCAATTTCATAGGTTCCAGTAACACCAGATTCATTGGCCAACAGTTTAGCAATTGCAATACTCATATTTTCAAAATTAATAGCATTACGTCGGCGTACTAACACTTCGCCGTTATCAGGATCCCATATAGTAATATGACCTTCTATACCTATCAAGGGTTTTTCAATTTTTGACAAACTCATATTTTTTCTCTCATTTGTAGTATTTATATCGTTCCAAACCCTGCATTTCTTATAAATGCGTGTTCGGGTGTAGTTCCTGCTGTTGATAGGCTAACACCAGTATCATTATATGCCATACGTAGTCCGTTACCGTAATCGATAAAGTTATCTAATGTAGGAATACGCTTGGTCCAGCTAGCATCTTCTACACTAGCACCATTGGAATGAGTTGTAGTACTAGTACCCCGGGTACCACGTATACAATAAACCAGAGTATTACCTTCGATTGCGCCGTATTCAATACGTTCATTGCCAATCCATACTACACCACGTGGTGTAGTAATTGATTCGTATACAGTATATGTACCTGCTGGATCGGTTAGTAATGCTGCATTTACTACTGCAATAGTAGTATCTGTTTCGGTGATCGAACTTGCAAGTGTTGTTTTTGCTGCGTCAACAATTGCAATACTTTCTTCTATACCACTCGGAGCAAAATAATCAATCTGGAATGATCTGGTATCACTGGTCTCAGTTGCTCCGTTAACATTGGTCTGTACACGAATACGAATATTTTCTGTAAAATCGACAGGGTAAATTTCACTGCCCCATCCTTCTTCTATAGGCTGTACAAAAGTATTACCATCGTATATAAAGTCAATGTCCACGTCCGGCGTAGTAAATGTACTTCCATCTTCGTTCGTAGGCGCGGTGCTGCCGGTTACTGTGCCATCTTCTACATAGTTGTCTGCTGAATACCCAGTTACTACATACGGATCTGCTAAGAATGTAGATGTAAATTCACCACCGCTCAATATAGTATCACCTGCCCATGATCTGCCACTGTGATTATTATACTTCAGTATTATTTCTTCATCTAAATCAAGTTCAGTGATTTCTATATCATTGGTTTCAGTGTAAGTAACTGCTTCAGTTGAACTGAGTAATTTAGTATGGAATGGTTTTATACTACTGAAAAATTCTTCAACTGCATCCATTGTATAATTTTGATATGTTGCTTTTTCCTCCAATAGAGGATGTTGTATTTTAAGATCAACAAAGGTTGTCTTGAAAGCAAAGTCATCGGTAGTGTTGTCTGCAATTGCTTGTTGCAGGCAAGAGAACCACAGTTGATTGTAGAGATATTTAAATCCGCCTATGAAAATTCTATTGCGCAATTCATCAAAAATCTTAGAAATAATATTTCCAAGATGGCTGTCGAACCCGGTAATATCAAATCCCACAGTGTCGAATCCATGACCGAACTTTGATTGATTCCACAGTTCTTCGCTGAATTCAATGGTGCCTTTTTTCTTCCATACCAACACCCATTCATTGTTCACATATCTGTAAATTTCAGGTCTGTTCGTGTTGTCTTCATGCAGTGCATTTTTTACATAAACATAGGTGTTTTCAGCGTAGTCAGCAGTTTCTCCCAGTACTGGTATCAGATCAAACTTTGATTCAACTGTCAAGTCCGGTACATTACTAATATCAAATTGATACAACAGTGTACCATCTGCTGCGTAATCTCTACGAATCCAATCGATGTAATTCCAATACTTGCTGATATCATAGGTCACTGCACCTTCAACATAAGTTGAATTTAACACAGTGTCCCAGCCATTCATTTGACTTATCAAACAGATGTCACTGATCAATTTATTAGCAGTTTGTATAAAGTTGTGTCTGGCTTCCTCGTGATTTCTGATCAGACTTTGATTGGGTCTAGTCAAATGTCCGTAACGATTATACGGATGTAAACTTAAATCTGGTAGTGCTTTACTTCTGACAATGTCAATGTCAGCTTCAATTGTGTCATCTACTAATGAATATTCGTATATACGACTCCAATAATATTGTGCAGTGTCCACCGAAGGACTATGATTTAAATTCGAATCAATTAGACTTATATAATATTTCTCGTCTTGCTCTACTACTTGATCTTTGTTATAAACTGTAAACGCAGAATATGTAGAATAGTTGTAGCGAATCTTGTTCCAGTTGTAAGCTACTAAACTGTCTCGCATTTTAATATGAAGCTGTTCGGGTATTGGTCGATTTTGATCACTATCACTCAACAGTGTGTATTCAGTCAACGGCATTGCATTGCTGATATAAGTTTGATTGATTTGTATAACACTGTTGTTGGTTACAAAATTTTCTATATTAGCAACAAACAACGAGTCAGCGCCAGATGCAGCACACCAAGTAATATCATACGCTGTTGGATTTTCGATCAATTTAGCTAACTGATAGGTGTTGTAGTTTCTAATACCAGCATAGCTGTTTTTATTTTTAACCCAAAAGTAATAGTTGGTGGCAGTTGAATTTGTCTTTGGATTGTAATAAGTTTGTTCAGTCCACTGATACACTTGTTCGCCGTTCAGTGTTTCAGTATAAACTTCGCCACTCGCAGGTTTACCGTCGATCACAATGCCATCATCAACTAGCGATTGCCACTGATCTGGCAATGACGGACTACGAGTCCATTCATACACATCAACTGTTGCGCCGTCGAATAATCTTCCCCAGTTGTTTTGCTGATAGTCGATACTGCTTTGTTCATAATCTAAATAAATCGCAGTATTTAAATTCCACCAACGAACACCGATATGTTGATCGCTCCATGCTCTTTCATTGTTTGTATAGCCTGAAATATTACTATAGTTGTAATTAGCAATGTCTGAAGCGGATTTAAATTCAATTTCTTTATCGATAAACCCCGGAAGTATGCCTTTAGCAGGATCCCAAACTTCAATAGTAGTAATCAAACTTCTAGTAACTGAATCATATATTTTTACGTTGTGTATTAGATCATTGCGAGCTTGTGCAATGCTGGTTCTAATTTTAAGCCAAGTGCCTTGGCCGTAATGTCCAGCAGTGTTACTAAACAAACCAGTATAACGATATACAGCCGGATAACCAGAGTTATCGTCATCAACAAATGCATAGATAGGTTTTAGTCTATTATTTTGTCTATAATTGCTAAAATTGTATTTGTAAATTCCGTTGACTTGATTGTTATAATTGTTAACAAGATCAGTATAATTGACAAATCGTACATTACGTAATGGATAGATATTACCTGTACCGCCTTCAGTTTCCAAATAAACATCAATGTAAAAAGTATTATTGCTTTTTATTCCGGTGACTTTGTGTACACCGTCTATATTAGGTATAGTAGTACTACCTCTGATCAATACATAATCGCCTGACACTAAATTGTGTTGTTGTAAAACACCAGCGGGCATTGCAACAGTTATCTGTGCATCATCTGCCGCAGTAATTCCTGGACATGCATCTGCTATGTACATACCAAAGTCCATGCTTTGATAAACTGCGTAACCAGTATTAGCGGTTGCTGTTGTACTGTTGTCTGCAACCCAGATACTGAAAATGTTGGGATCGTATTCCATTTCACGGAACACTTGATTGCCGTCACTGCCTACAATTGCGTTAAACACGTTGCTGACACTAGACGCAGCGGCAGTGTAGGTTTGTGCAGTAAATCCAACAGTGGTGTTTGCGGTCCCGGCGCCAATTATTAATGTACTATTGGTACTGGTTAATTTGAGCTTGTTGTTACCGCTGCTAGCAGTCACTCCGGTTATTGCTGCGAGATTGATTGCAGTAATAATAGAAGTCAGATCGCTGGTCACAGGAACAGAAGTGATTGTTTGCGTTGCTGCGGTGACACCCGGGGTAAGACCAATAGTAGCGTTAGCAGTTCCTCCACCTATGTAGAGTGTAGAACTAGTGCTAAGGATATTTAAAAACAACCCGCTTGGTATTGCTGCACGGGCAGTTATACCGTCTATTCCTGCTGTGTTGATTTGATCTATCACTTGTGTGATAGTTAAGTTAGGATTACTAACAGTTGTGTTACCGGTAGAATTAATAACAGTGGTTGATGTAGTGATGCCCACTTCTGCATTGGCTGTTGCTGCGGTGATAGTGAAGTTAAAAGTCACTGCATTATTGAGTGTAGTTTTGGTCAGAACCAATCTGTCAGACGAAATGCTGGCTGTTAAATTAGTAATAGTTGCTGCGTTTATTTTAGTAACTATTTGTGCTAGCGTATAAGTTTGATATCCTGTAGCTGTGTTGGTATATACCACAGTGGTAACACTGAACACAGTTGTGGTATTTGCTTGCAACCATATTGAAATATCATTGGTATATACTCCTGTATTCAATGCTGTTCTAGAATCAGTGATATCACCTGCTGCAATAGTTTCAGATCCTGACAATACGTTGGCTGCAATATAGCTTGTGCCTTTGATGTTATTGATAATAGTAACATCACTGTCCATTAATGCTGCTATCTGTGCTGCATAGCTTGGAGATGCGTTGTACTCTGCCAGCAGTGCTGATATGTTAAGACCGGCGGTATTTGCAAAATATGTAGTTAAGAATGTTGACCACGATCCTGTGTATGCTGTTCTTAGATTTTCGATAGCAGCGATTCTGGCAGTGGCTGCGGCAGCTCTTGCTGAAGTATTGTTGTTGACCGTCCAGCTGGAATTAAACGAATCTTCAAACGCAGCTTTTGCAGTTATGTTTGTAACAATCGGACCGGTATCATTGAATAAAACATCAACACCATCCAGTGTGAGTTTTTTCGTAGCACTACCTTCAATTTGAGGATTGATCACTGTGCCTACTATTACAATGTTTCCGAATGTAAGTGTACTGGTTGTACTACTGAACGAAATAGTTTGTGCAGTGTCTGAACTAGTTCCGAGAATCAAAGTGCTGCCGTGTGCTACCAAATTGGTACTAGCAATGTTAGCAGTGCCAGTGATTGATATTGGATTATACGTTACACTAGAAGTAGTTTTTGCAATAGTTATAGTTGTACCGTCAATAATCAATGTTTGACCGTTGCTTGGTATAACTGGTAATACACTAGTTCCGGTAACTGTAATAGGTTCACTTGGTCTGGTTAAGCCGCTGCTTCCATCCGGGTCCAGCATCTCCCACACACGGCCTTTGTATATTACACGATCTTTGAATTTGTAAGAAGTTTTATTATCCCATTGACGGAGATTTTTCCAATCTCCGTCAAAACTATAAGCTGCACGAGTTTCTTCTGGAAATGAGAAAAAGTCATCACTGATCAATACTTTGTAATCAGTTTCCGTAGTTAGCGGAAGACCAGCGGTAATAAAATCATCCGCATATACGTCTTCTGCTGAAATTGTATTATTATTGTAGGTTTTAGGACTACGAGTTGTAAAATTGTTGCCCGGAGTCCCGGTTACCAATAGTGGACTGTTTGTATCTATATCAATTACAATATCAGTCAACACATCAGGGCGATCATATCCGCTGAACCTAATAGGCTGCGGACTTGTTTTTAGCAGTTCACTATTAATTTGAAATTCAATAGTATTTCTACTGCGAACATCGCCGAAGTCAGCAGTTCGAATAGCCCAATCTTCATATAGTGTTGCGTTTGCAGCAAGACCGAACAAACTGGTGTTTCTCATAAATGCGTTCAATGCAAATCGAGTTCCTCTGTACTTGCGTGTGCCTTGTGTAAAATAAAATGCAGTGTCATTGTCAGTGTCTAAATGTATAGCCCAATCGGGCTTGTTATAGCCAGTGTTAAATCTAGCAGTATCGACCAATTGGTTGTTGTTAAAAATCGCACCTTGTGCATATACTTGATCTATTTCTCTTGCTGTGGTATCAAAGTTGTTGATGATAGTATTGCCGTTCACCAAGTAACCCGGACTGTATAGCTTTCCGTTCCAGTCTTTGGTTCTGCTGCCTCTCCAGATTATTCTCTTGTGTAATTGTCCCAGTGCAGGATTATAAATTACATCGTCGAATTGGGTACTGTTGTTGAACACAATTGCATGTTCAATTTCAACTTTGTACATTCTAACACCGTAGATTTTTGTATTAGAATCTTTAGCTGTAATGGTTGTTACTCCATTTTCTTTTTCTAATACTTCTCTAGATATAATTACTTTGTTGGGCAATAGCTGTTTGTTGTTGCTGTCGATTAAATTGTAAACGCCGTCATACTTATTGTTAATGTTATCGTAATAACCACGTGTGCCTTCATTGATTTCAATAACGCTGTCACTTGGTATAACATTTGTAGAATTGCCTATTGTTGCTGTGGTTGACCAAATTACAAATTGACCCGCTGCGTCGCCCCAAGTCTTAACCCAGCCTTGCTGATTTAAAAATTCTCCATATCCTAGAATAAAATCATACACAGCTTGTAAAGTAGGCAACACAGTGTTGTAGTACAAACGCTGTGGGATATTATTATAAGATCTGTATTTGTTAACGGTGGTGTTACCAAAGCTAACAATAGTGGTTCTTGTTCCAGTGTTGGGAGTGTAATAGTTAAAATATTGATTACTGTTGTCGTACCCAGTAATCAAGTATCCGTTGAAGGATTTAGTAATTTTAACTGCTCCATAAAACAATTCTTGATTGGGTTGACTGGTATACAATAATGCAGTGTAGTCTTCTTCGGGGATAGCAACCCGTCCTTTATTTTGACTGCTTTCTAATATAAAACTTTGGTTATTAGGATTGACAAACCCGCCAGCTTTTATCATCGGAGTATAAGATAAGGTATTGAATCTGTCTTCTAGACTTTCAACAGGTGTATTATTGAATCTAGCAAATTCCACAATAGCATTGCTCATACCATTGAAATAGCGTTTTGCACCTTTCATCAAAAATGCATTAAATGTTGCAGTGCCACTGGATATAATCACTGTTGGTTTGCTTTGAAATTCACCACCGGGATTGGTAACACTAGCTGCTATAACAGCACCGTTTACCACAACAGCAACCGCAGTTGCTCCGCCGCCAAAGTTTTCAAATATATTGAGCGTGGGAACACCATAGTCACTACCGCCGTTTGTTACGTCAATATACTCAATAATATTATCTGCATACCTGCTATATGATAGATTGACATTTTTGTTATTGCCCAGTAGTTTAGTATCAGAGAATATTAGCTGATGATTATTTAAGGTTCTATTTTCTGCGAATCTACGTTTGTTGCTATTAAAATAATTATTGATAATCCACAGTGGACGAACTCTCATAAGTCCTAGTGCAGTTAATATTTTGTTTTCCGAAGTGGTTCTCCATTGATTTTCAATGTTCCCCCAGTCTCCGAACACAAATTCAATGTTTCTATCAGCTAGCGCAGGAGTAGAAGTTACCCCGGCAGTGATCGGATCATTGAGTACACCAGCTGTTGTCACCAACACGTTTGTATCCCAATTGTATGCACTGTATGCATATATTGCGTTATATTCAAAGTTAACATCGTCAGGATTGTTGTAATGCCCGTACTTCAGTGCTTCAATTAACGCTTCTCGCTTTGGGACGTTGGTCCAGCTGTAGTAATCATCCCACCAATAAGGTTTTTTATCGTGACCTAGCATTTCCCACGGATGACTGTGCGGACGGTCTGTGTTGAAAAAGTAATGATAAATTCCTCTCCATCCGCCAATGTACGGCGTAACAGTCTTGTAATTCCATGTAAATTTATTCAACGGATCGTAATAATCATCGCTGCTGAGCGAAGAAATGTTATTTTTAGTTTTCCACTTGTTGAATTCACTTTGCAGTGCTAGTGTCATATCATCCCATTTCACCGACGATATTTTATTAGCATTGGGCATTATTTCCAAATAATCGATTATGTTGTCATAATCTCCTGTTAAATTATTAAATATTCTAGTTTCTAATTCCCATACTGCGGCGTCCAGTATATTAAAATTACCAGACTGTCTGTCCGAAAAGTCATCAGTAGTTGCAATATGTATTGAACCGTCATGACATAAAATAACTCTCGACGTACCAATTCCAGTACTGTCAGTATCGAAGTTGTTTATCAATGTTGGAGTATAAGGTCTGATAAAACCTAGCTTAACTGCGCTAGGCGGCATGAAGCTAACACTGTCCATTGGGTACCATCTAATCTCAATATAAACTCTACCAGTTGCATCAGGAGAAAATGCTGTCGCAATGCGAACTTGTGCAGCGTTAATTATCTCATAGTCGGCGTCACGCAGTAGTGGCCTCCAATGCGCAACGTCTGCACCGCCATCACGATCTTTGACCCAGACTTGTATATGATTTTCAGTGTCGTCGTAGTAGTTAACTGTTTTAGGTAACGAAAATATAACACTTTCGCCTGTTGTCCATGTGTAGTCGACACTTTCGTAATCTCTGTACAACACCATGTTGCTGTGTGCAAAAGGAGAATCCTTTGTTTTACCCAAGTTCAATTCTGTCAGCGCACGATCCATTAGTTCATAAACTGGGACTGTGATATCTGTAGTGTTGTGCAGTTGTGTTATTTTTCTCAATAACTGTTGACGAAACTTTGTGTAACTGCCAGCAATAAATTTTAAACTAGCAAACGGATTGGTGTCTGTGTCCATTAGCGTTTGTGCTAGTAGTTCTGTACTGTAGGCTTGTTGCCTAATAGTACCACCAAACTCGTGGATTCTAGGCAGTGTGTCGTAGTTGTTATCGCCGAAATAATCACCCGAGAACCCTGGGATACCCGTCATTTGTGATTTGATATGTTGCTGCAAGTCCCCAAAAGTAGCAGAAGTCAACCACTCATTTTGTGGATTATAAATGTGAGTATCCGCAACGTCATAGGTGACTTCTGGATTATTAACAACAGAATTGGTTATCCATGTGACATCCACCACAGTATCTTTAACATAATTGTCGCTTAGTGTTAGTTTGGTTCCTGCTAGTGTGTAGTTTGTGGTGATATTGCCGTTGATGTACACTTCTACATTTGTGGTTGCGGTATTACTATTCACGTATACAATACCGTAGATACTGTTGTCGCTCGCACTTTGATATTTAAATGCAAGTGTTGATAAACTAGAGCTTAATGCTAAAGTAAACAGGTCTCCGCTGACCGCAGTTCTAGTAACACCTGTAATCGCTCCACCTGACATACTAACAAACTCTAAATCTGAATTGTCAAATTGAGTTTGTATAGTGTAGGTTTTTCCTTTACTCATAAACAGCACAGGGTTCATCCCATTTATAACAATAGGAGTATGAATTTCGTTGCTGGTACTTTCACTTGTGACAGTGAAATGACTTGAGTGAGTTTTCATAAATCTAAACTTGTTATCTAACGAAATATTTGTTGTTCCGAGATCAAATTCAGCAGGAACAGTACTATCAGTAATAACACGTCTAATTTTTGTTTTGATTGGCTGATCATTTCTTAGATTTACCCAACCGTTGTAAAGATTCAGTGTGTGCAAGTTTTTGTAGAAATAATAACCTTTGATGTCTTCGATGCTGCTAGCATCATGACTGGCCTGGTACCCCTCATCACTGTTGGTGATGTTATAGTTGTATCTTACAGCGCCCAAAGCTATATCAAAATTAAATCCAGGATTATTTCCGTAGTCTACATATACTGGTGCAAATCCCAGACCTTCGTCCACCAGTCCATTGCTCTTACTGTAATCGAAAATTTTGTCACCAGCAAATGTACTATTGGGATAAACTGTGGGATCATCTAACACAGCGCCGTCTATGTCATACAAGTTGAATAATATTCCGTGACTACGACTGGATTTCTGTTGTCCGTAGACCCAATCGCTACCAGACCAATACCATTCACTACCTGCATAAATTAATCCGTCATATGAATCTAAGAATACACTATTATAACCGTTTATGGTCATAACCTTGTCGCCTTCAGTTAAACTGGGAAAGATAAGCGAAAGAGTAATAGAACTTCCTACACCGCCCACAGTGTAAATTTTATTGTTGTACGATGCATTTGGACTGTTAACAAAAAGTACTTTGTCTCCGTTAGTCAAAGCACGAGCAGTAATTTGTCTCCAGTAACGTCGATTTTCGTAATATGTTGGATTTTTAGCCGACGCATGTGTTTCCACACAATCCCAAAACGTAACTTCAGTGTCAAGAGTGATCTTAACTTGTGTTCCCTTTTCGTATCCCACTGTATCCCACTCAGTGGTAACTGTTTGAGTTGCCAGATCCCACGAAGTGTTTCCGATGATATCAATAGGATCTATGCTGTCAAACATGTGGTTGAGTGTGGTTAGATGCAACTGACCAAAATTATATTTTTCGATATTTGCTCTGAATTCAATGATAGGACGAGTAGCACGATGGCTGTCTACCGCGTAGTCAACTGCTGAATCACCAGTATAATCACATACAGTGTGTATTACATCTTCTTTGACCCATAGATTGGTTCTTGCCCACGCACTCTGGTCCTGACTCCATCGTTGTTCGACTACATATTCTCTAGTTGCAACATTGTCCGGATCAATTTGATCAGTATACTGGGTTTCTTGATAATCTGCTCTATAGATAGTGCTGTTCATCCATACTTTAGAGCCAAACGGCGAAGCATTAAATGAAGCTTCAAAATGTACAGTTAGTTTAATACCAGACGGATCTCCCACCCCGTCAATGATATATAACGCATCAAGTTCGCTGTTACTGACGTTGTCGCCGATAAAGCTAATTCTCATGCCGTTTTTGAATTCTAGTGTTTTACCGTTTTGAAGTACAGGTGTAGTGTAGTATATTTGTCCGATGATGTCATCGACATCTATAGGATTGTCAACAGTCGCTTGAATTATGCAAGCAGGTATGTAATCAATCATCCAGAAATACTTGTGATAGTTTACAAACATATCGTAATTGATAGGCAGATCCAATGTATAACCTGCTTCGTTTAATGCTTTGTTGGGTTGAGATACTTGTGCTTCATTGAACTCTAACGCCCGCAGTAAATCATCGTAAGTTAAGATGCCTGTTAGATTGTTATCACTATCGCGGTTGGTTACACCAGGCGCAAATTGATAATAATCAGTTGTTCGATCTTGTACGTAGCGATCACTGGCAGAAGTGTTGGTCTTCATTGAACCAATATAGTGGTTAATTGCTTGCAAACTACCGCTGGACATTAGCTGTTCAAGTGTGGTGTTTAAAAACTGAGTATTGACTGTGGTTTTAAATATGCTAGGAAGCAATCCCGAAACATTTCTAGTTCCGACATATTCTGTACTTTCACCTGGTCTTGTGATATTTGGTGCTACAGTTGGATTTGCTCTAAAGTTTGTACTCATCTAATGCTAACTCCGGTATTTGCTGATAATGTAGTTGGATTTGCAGTAATGCTATTCACTACTGTAATATTTGCTGTATTCAATACCGGCATAAACATTTCGTCGCTGTCTGCTGCAATTTCAAATAAGCTAGTTGTGGCGGTGATATTGTTGATAGGAGAAATTGTAATTTGTGAAATTTGTCCGACCATTTGTGTATGTATATATGCTGCCATTTCGGTGAAGTAAAATGTTTCACCGAAATCCCAGTTGTCAACACTAAAATACTGATCTATCAACTTTACTACTTTTTGTTTTATTTCAGTGTCGCTCATTGTGGCATTGCTGTTTTTTACCACACGGAAAGTGGCTTGTAGTTCGCCGGGTGCAAGTTCTCCAAACAGTATTTTAAACTTAACAGGTCTGTAAACGATCTGATCGCTAATGGATTTTTTACTGTCAAGACTGCTAAACATTGTGGACAATTCTGAAATAGTTGGCGGATTGGGTTTTGAATAAGGACGTCCGTCGTACACCGCCCATGTTCTAAACGCAGACTCATAGCTGCGTAATAGTACAAACGTATCGATAATGTTGGTGCTGCTGGGATCAATCACTTGATTTAAGTCCGCAACTCTGTTATACTTCATGTGTAGTGCGGCACGGCCGTTCACAGTTGTATTACCTTCGTCGTCATACACAGTGTAATCGTAACCATATTCAGACACTGTACCGAGATTAATAGTTTCAGTTGAAGCAATCTCATGATAAGCTGCTGGATTATTTGGGAATCCATCGTTGTCTGGGTCTGCTAATGTAACTCTCAACTTGTGCGGATCAGTATAACCATCGTTGTATATAAAATAACCAAAACTGTTGAATGTGTAGGTTCTGTTTAGTGGAACGTTGTTGTTAGTAGATTTTGTATTGATAGGCAAAATGTCAAAACGATCTTTGCCTGGTTTCAATGTTTCGCTGCTGAATGTTTCAGCAAAATTGAGATTGTTGAATCTCAATGTTGTTTCACTGCCAATTACATAACGTGTTTTTCTAGTTAAAATTTCCCAATTGGTACCGGAGTAATTCACACGAATTACCCAGCTGTTGTCTAATCCAGTGTCACTGGTGTCATTTTCGTATTCTCTACTCCAGCTAGATGCACTGTTACTCACAATACCATTGGTGGGCAAGTTACTGCTGTCTACCACTGACCATTCTTGTGTATCTGCGTCATAGCGCAGCGCAAATGTGTTTCTATTTTCTAGCTTGCTTAACACTTCAGTTTTCACTAATGATGTTAGTTCAAATTCCCAACTTGGAACAATACGCTTAATTCTAGCGCCTGCAGGTATAATACTACTCAATGTAACTGCACCACGTCCTGAAGGGTCGATTCCTGTTGGCGTACCTGCTGCATCATCTTCACCCAAGCCAGTATTGTGTAATTTAACAATTCTAGCCCAACGAGTGTTTGCATCGGCTACTATAACTCTTGCACTTGCACCAGTACCGCCACCGCCGGTGAATGTAATATTTGTTGCAGTGGTGTAGTTTTGTCCGCTATTGGTAATACTCACACTCACTACCACACCTGCAGATATATTTGCAACACCAGTAGCACTAGAACCAGCACCTAGTATTTGAACAGTGGGTGCGCTGGTATAGCCGCTGCCGCCATTGAGTATTTCAATGGTTTGTACGTAACCTGTTTTATATGGACTTGTGATGAATTCTACCAACCCGTTAACTTCCAGTTTTCGCAACGGAGCACTGGCAGTGTCTCCTAGTCTCTGTACAACACCGTTGAAATTGATGTGCCCGGTTGATGTGTTGTTGCCTTTGCTTATCTGGTTCCAACGATAGGTTCCGGTAGGGTCAGTTTCTTCTTGTCCCGACACAAAATATGTTATCGAAGCAGTAGTGTCACTGTATTGCGTGTCTACATCAAACGCTCCACTAAGACCGTAAAAATGTCTGTGATAGTAGAAGTTTTTAACTTCTGGATGATTTAGTATAGGGCGAACATAACGCTGAAAAAGTTGTTCAGAGTTCATGTTGTTGGGTAGTGTTACGATATTTCTAGTGGTAACATCTTCTTGATACAAATATGCATCGTCTGTGTATTGTATTGCATCACTGTATGTGGCAGTGGGATCATAAAAATCTCTAAATCTACTGTGTCCACTGTGGACGCGGTTTATACTTTTTATTTTTCTAATGTTTTCGCTTACAGTGATAGGAAACAAGCTGTAGTCATCAGCAGTTACCATTCGGTCTTGTGTAGCGAAGAATCTTCCTGCATTGGCACGTATACTGTCTATGCTTTCACGTTGACTGCCGTTGCTCACTGTGTTTTTTAAACTACAACGCAGTGTTGCTCTATACACATTACCATCATCACTGATATAATTAAATGACAGTATGATTGTACCTAAATCTGTTGGAAGTAGATTATAAGTTTGGTTTAGACCAGTGCGATACCAAACACGTATAATACCGCGTGGTATGTTACCAAATGCACCGTCACCAAACACCACACTTATCTGGTCATTTTCTCTGCTGCTGATAGTATAAATGTCACGTTGATTGTTGTTAACAATGTTGAACATTGCGTTAAGACCAAACAGTCTATCAACTTGTGTCCAATTTTTCTGAACTTGCCCAAGTTCGTCGATCGACTGTACCCATACATTTCCGTTTGCAACATTGGAATCATTGATATCTAAAATCATGTTAGGCAAGCCATTTTCAACAGTAAAGTCTTTGTAGCTAAGTGTACCTTGCTTGAATCCTACAAAAAATCCTGTGTTGGGACTATTAAATCCGCCGTTGTCGTTTTTGTACATAAGATCAATTACACTGAATGGATCTGGTGTTTTTTCTTCAATTCTGCTCAATGCTTGATTGTAATACAAGCTGTGCATACCAAATGTGGCTCTTGACCCATTCACATACCCGCTAAACGGATAATTGATCTCATTAGTCGAACTGTTGGTCCTGTAGATTTCATACTGTACATTATTGCTAGTGTACTTGGAGTAAGGACTACCGAACTTACTGTTTTGTTGTAGGAAGCTGTTTATAATGATTAAGAAATTTTGATAAGTGCTAGGATCTGTAACATCTTCAAATTGTACATCAACACCCGACAAACTGTTTCCGTCAACGTCGTACAAATTTTCTGTTGTTTTAATACTGTCTACTTTTAACAACCCATTGGCTACTACGTTACGTGTAGGGGTGTATCCTAAAAATTCAGCAATGCGCAGTGCGCTTTCTCTGCGCTCTGCTGTGCTAAGGAAATTTTCTCTGCTGGCTAGGTCAGCTCTGAACGCAAGGTTGTGTCCTAAGAATGCCATAAGTTCAATTAAGCTGATAAATTCACTTGAACTTATCCAGTCATTGAAATTCTCTGGGTAATTGTTGTTGATATACTCGACCATTGCGGTTCGTATAGTGTCAAAGTCATATGCTTGAAAATTTGCCTGAACAAAACTTTCATATACTACACTAAAGTCTTCTGCTGCAAATAAGCTACTTTGTCTTGCGCCTTGTGCCATTATTCTATCTCACCCACAAATGTTAAATATAATTCTTCCGCAGTACCAGTATCATCATAGATTAACTGTACACGTATATTTAGAGTGTGATCATCTGGCTTTTCCATTTTTAAATCTTGAAAAATCCATCTCGGATCACTGTTAACAATACGTATCACATCTTCACGAGCTGCGGTTTCTGTTATTGCGTCTAATGGATCGAAAATCAAATCCCAAATAATGCATCCAAATGTTGGATTCATTACACGCTCGCCTTTGCGTGTGTAAAAATGATTGGTTAGATCTCTGATCGCAAGTGATTTGTCAGTCAAGACAATATTACCAGTTGCAGATCCAATAGTGCTGTATCCTACGTATGTTACCATACAAATATTTATCGTATAATTAACTACTATGTTTTAGATTTTAAGTGTAGCAAATATAATGTCATTTGTAGTCATTTCTTTTGTAATAGTAAATGAACTACCTTCAGTGATATTAAAATCAAACAAATGTTGTATAATATCTCCATTTACTTTTACTTGCAATTTTTCTACAGGAGTCATACTAATAGCACTGCCCATATCAAATAAATTAACAGTACCGTTGTAAGTGAACTTTTTAACCAATAGTGTTTCTTCATAACGCTTGGCTATGTCACGCTTGATGCTGTTTGGAGTCAATGGCAGAAAATCTAAAGTTTCTGCATAATAAGCAAACCTGGCTCGTCTGAGTTGTTCGTCGTTGAGTAGTCCTATTTGATTGTCGGCTCTCATTTTATAAATGCCGTTAGTACGCAACCAAGTTCTAGATTTTGGTTTACCGTAATCTGCCAGACGTAATATAGTTGCAGCTCTTATGCAGTGTTGTTTGTACACGTTGCTGCGCATTATCATGCTTGCTACTGTATCCCATTCTTTGCGTATGATAGGCTCTTTGGTATCGTAAATACCTTCACCGGACTTGACTGTTAGTATATCTCCTGTTATCCAGTAGTAAAGCATTAATCCGTCATACACTGACTGTGGCATAGTGGTCACGCCCAACGCTAGTATTTGTTTTCTAAAAAGGCGTTGTTTGCTTTGAAATACACCAATCCATGTATTGTAAGACTCTTGCTCAGTTATGCCACGACCCAATGTGGTGGTAACTCCGTATGCTTCACCGTCAAATCCTGTATAAGAATTTAGATTCAGTGCAGTTAATATGAGATTTTCACTAGCGTATATATCACTTACTGCTATATTAGTTTCATACAACTCGTGAGTTCTAACTACATAATCAGTCCAAGTTGTAATAAAGTAAGTGGGTACTTGTGTGAGCATTATCATCTCATACCTCCAGTGGTGGGCGGCTTAAACGAGTTACTGGCAGGTGCTACTGATCCTTGCCCAGTGATTCCTGTTTTGCCAGCAGGAGCCACAGTGGATCCTTGCCCACTTGCGCCCGACGGCTTAGCCAAGTCGTAATCTTTAGCTGTTAGTGCCGAAGAACTAGGCGCTTGTGCCGGAACAACTGTGTCAGCTTCATTATGACCGCCCCACGGTTCATGTTCGGGCACACGCCCTGCTGTACTTTCTTTGACACCACGATTGGTGGTTATATTGTTAGGAGTAGTCTTAGATGCTTCAGCAGCACTAATACCGTTCAAGTCTATCATACCGCCCACAGATGACAGCCTGATGTTGCCTGAGCTCCTTAGATGAAGATTGAGTTCTGTGGTCAGCTTTATTTCTTTGTTGCTGTGTAAATCAATGCCGCCGCCAGCAGTTTCTAGTTTAATGCCGTCACTGCCTCTGCTTTTGATGTTAACT